AACAACTGCATTTTTACCTATTAATCCACAGTTCGTACCCACTTGTTCAAAACTAAATGTAAATGGTGCACCTACAAATTTCATTGTATACAATGCATTATCTGTAAATACTAGAATTGTTTCTTTTGCTTTGATAGCACCAACTATTTTTGTACCGTCTTGTAATCTAAAATCACCTGCAGTATTTATAGCAGTTGCTGCATAATCGTTAATATCTTCTTGATCCGAGAATCTTATAAACATATCATCTTGTGTTGTTGTATCTCCAATAGTTGTTTCAGTTCCAAAATGACATAAGTGTCTAGTTGTTGGTGACACTAAAGTTAATCTTGATGCAGTTGGATTTGATGATGTAGAAAAACCAGATGTAGATGTTGATGCTCTTGTAGTTAACGGTGCTGCTGCACCTGCATTCCATGTAAATGTTTTACCGTTTGCAACCGTTGCAATTAATACTTGACCAAAGTTATCTAAACTCCAAAGACCTGGTTCAAGAGTTACTTCTGATGCAAGAACTGCTTCACCCCAATCAGAAAAGTTTGTAGCATCTGTAGCTGTTACTCCTGTGTTGTGCGCTGCATTATCTGTGCCATCTACATTTCTTACAATAGTTTGTAAGTTTGGTGATGAAACAGATGCATAAGATATTAATTCACTCTCTACTAATATTCTACCAGCAGAACTAAAGTTAGCAGTAGATGCTAATGTAACATTTGTACCAGAACCACCTGTACCAGAAGAGTTTGCACTTAACGATCCGTTTAGCGTGGATGTTGCAGCTCCAGGAACTGATCCGTTCCACTGTGATATACCAAAACCATAACCATAAGACTGTGCAGCCGGACCCACTTTTTCATAAGGTTTGACCGCAATACTTCCACCTGTTGAAACGGTTCCACCAGCATTACTGCTTTGTGTAATTGTAAAAGTTGTTGGAGTTGGAACTGATGTTACTTGAAATAATTTATCTTCAAAATCTGATGCACTAAAACCTGTACCACTAGGTAGTGTCACACTATCTAATAAAACAATATCTCCTGGTTCTAAACCGTGTGATGTAGAAGTTGTTATAGTACAAACAGGATCATTATTTGTTGTTGCAATTGTAGAAGAACCTAATGTAGATTTTAAAGGTGTGATATCATGTAGTTGTCCTTCAAAATATAGAAGTAAAAACTTATCTGTTCCTAATGCAACATATCTATTTCCATTTAGATCAACAAACGCATGAAGTTTTCTTGTAACACCTGTAATACTATCTGATATTAAAGAAGACCAACCACCTACTTTTTCTGGTAAACCATATCTAAATCTAACATTGTCAGAGTCTATCCATCTATTTTCCGCACCTGCGGTTGTATCTTGTTTATCTATTCCAGGTAGAAAACTATATTCAATGAGGGCCATGGTCCGTGCTCCTATATATTATCTTTGTAAGCCCAGCCTCTTGTCGAATCCACAAAAACCAATGTGAATGCTGCGCCATTTGTAGTTAAAGTTAGATTTGCAGCGTTTGATAAAATATTAGATCCGTTTCTATTAATAATTAAATTGTTAGAGTTAAACGTTCCTCTTGCATCAATAAATGAAACTTCCGAACCAACAGAAGGTGATGCAGGTAAAGTTACAGTAATTGGGTTAGCTGTTGTATTTACAAATATTTGATCACCATCAACTGCAGTGTATGCAGTTATTGTTGAGGAGTTTAAAGTTACATAACCTTTATTTCTAATTCCAAGACTTACATTTGTACCATCTGAGTATACTAATGATTTAGATCCAACTGGTAATACAACTCCGTTTCCTGAAACAGTTTTAACTGTTATTGTATATAGAGCAGAGGTACCTCTTGTTGTTGCATCTTCAAATATAATAATTCTTTCAGAGCCATCGGGTATGGTCACACTTCTATTCGCACCTAATGTACCTGTTAGTTTGATATATAAATTCTTACCATTTGATGTTGCACCATTGTCTAGTGCTAAAGCTAAATCTCCAGATGCTAATTGTGATGTAGATAGGTAACCTGAAGATAATTGTTCTAGAATCTGTAAGTTTGTATTAGTAATTGTGCCCCAAAGACCGGCCTTTTCACCTGTTGCAATTAATTCTAGTTTTGAATTTGTTGAAAAACTTGATGCCATAATTCTCCTAATACGGGTCTATTGGTGTCCAGACCATTGTTGCTCCTGGGTCAATGTCGTTCCAAGTAATAATACCCGCGTCTTTTACTGTTAACGTCATTGGTACACCAGTTGGTGTTACGTTTGCCGCTGCTGTAATACTAACACTTCCTGTGCCAATGGTCAATTGATTTCCTGTAACTGAAACGTTGGCTGCTGCGGACACTGTAACTGTACCAACACCTAAAGTTAATGGTGTAGGAGTAGGTGTAACATTTGCTGCTGCAGCAATAGTTAAGGACCCAAATCCAAGTGTTAGCGGATTACCAGATGGTGTTACAAAAGCTCCTGCTAATGCAGAGGAACTACCAATTGCAAGAGTTAATGCATTACCTGTTACATTAATTGTAACGTTTGGATCAAATACGGATGTTGCTATCGGTGTAGCGGATATTGCACTATGACCAAGCATCTATTATGCTCCTGTCAGTGCTTTTATCTCAGCGTCACTTAATCCTAGATCTTTAAGTTTTTGTTTACCGGATGCTGCGTCTGTTTTTCTATCGGCAAGCTCTTGTTCTATTATTGGTATTGCATTTTTAATATCTTCTTTAGATATAGGAGTTGTTTCATCCACCCAATTTATTTCAATTGTATCAATATCATCTCCATTAAAATCAAACTTTGCATCAGGATTTATTTTATTAATAGCTAAAGCTATTTTCATAGCAGGTTTTAATTCATTATCCATTAGGTATCTCCTATTCTTGTAAACATAAATCTTGTACTGCTACCATCAGCTGTAGAAGAAGTATCTCCGTTATAGGTAACAGCATTATTATTCGCAATTACATCGAATTTAACTTTTACATTTGAAGTATCTGTAACATCGATTAAATATTCACTATAAATAGCTCCAAAAGAATTTGATGATCCACCATCATCGCTGGTATTTACGCTTGATGCTCCAACGTTATAATAAGTAGAATTGTTAGTTGTCACATATAATCTAACTCCATTTGTTCTATTTGCATCTGTCGTAGTATAGCTATTAAGAACTCCAACTATATAATATCCAGTTGAAGGAAATGTAAATATTCCAGAGCTTTCTGTCATTCCTGTTCCAAGTAAACTAAAACCAGATCTAGTTGTTCTTGCTAAATTTGCTGTAATGTCAGATATAGTGTTGCTTGCAGTTTTACTAGAAGTTAATCTAAACTCATCATGTTCAGTTATTCCATTTTTAAAACCAGATGTTAATGCCGTACCACCATTAGCAACAGGCAATGTTCCTGTAACGGCGGTTGTTAAATTTACAGTATTCGGTCCTAATCTAGTTATTGCCATAATTTATCCTATTCTATAATTTTGTATCCTAAAAATGTTGTTGCTAAATCTGGTCTTAATACTTGAGATGATCCAATGTCATGATAAACAAATCCTTCATAATAATCAGTTGTATTAGCAATATCTGACCAATGACAAAATGAAGTCATTTTTTCTGTTCCAGATCCTCTAACTCTTGTAGTAGCAACTCCAGTTTGTGATCCATTTTTATAAATATACAAATAAAAATTTTTTTGATCTCCAACGTCATCAAGAGAAACAGTCATTGTAAAATTATATTTACCAGCTACTCCTGGAGTAAATCTATAATTTGATGAGTTATCATATGCACTATCAGTATCATAAATTTCTGTATCAAATTGAATTTTTGTTACAGTTGTATTAGAAATACTTTGTTGTGTAGAACATCTTGCAAAAAAAGCTGGAGTGTTGGTTCCACCAACAGCAGCACCATTATTCTGTAATGTTCCAATAATATTTGTCGTGTCACCAGATGCACCGATAGTGATCGTGTTACTATTCTCGTTGATAATGTTATTACCGTCTGTGTCCTGTATCGTGTCTGCTTTTAATATACTTGTCAT